ACCCGCCGAGCCCCTCCCACTCATCCCACAGCGCTACTTGGCGTGCTAGGCGGCGGCGGTGGTCTTTCTGGGCTTGCTTGGCTTCGCGGCGTTCTCGGGGGCCAAAGGGCCAGCGGCCACCTCGGGTTCGTCGTCGGACACCTCGAGCGCCGTGATCTGGAGGTCGTCGAGGTCGGACGGGTCGAACGGCCCGTCGACACGCATCTTCGCGACGACGAACAGCGCGAGGTACGCGTCGGTGTCACCGGCCTCGAACGCGGCCGGCAGCTCACCCATCCGCATCCCGGTCGCGGCCTTCACGGCGCGCGCCTCCTTGAACGTGATCGTCTCGAAGTCGGGCAGCGGATACTCGCGGCGGCCGACCTTGAACGTCGTACCCATTGTCTCTCCGTTCTGTTAGAAGCCGTAGCGGATCGGGAGAGCGTCGATAGCGTTCTCGGCGATCTCCATCACCTCGGGTTCCTTCTCGAGCATCGCCGGGATCAGCCCCTTCGTCATCTGCAACGCACCCCAGTCGGGCCGGAGCCCGGTCACTTTCGGGAGCGTCTGCTCGACGATGACGAACACGCCCTGCCGCCCGAACGAGCTCGTGCGGACACGCGTTTTGATGCCGACGATCGTTCTCTTCGATGGGTCATAGGGGGACAACAGGTTTCCTGCTTCCTGCTGCACGACCTCGCCGGCCATCTTGAGTTCGCGTTTCAGGTCGGCCGTGATGTCCCTGTTGAGACCCCGTAGCGCCTGGATGACCTCGGCCATCCCCTGGGCGCGTACTGTCGGGGTCGACGCGGGCATCTACGAGGTGAGGCGGCTCATGCCGGACTGCGACGCGTTCGCGAACGTCACCGACGTCGACGACGCGGCACCGACGCCACCATCGAGGGGGTTGTACCCGTACAGGAGCGCCGAGATCTGGTACTCCGGGTTCGTCGTCGAACGAGCTGAGTTGACGGGGCGGACACCGACCGTGAACGGCGTCGACGACGCCTTCAACGGGAACAGCGTCGCGTCGACCTTCGCCGCCGCGTAATCCTGGAAGAACTCGACGGTGATCGTCGCGTCGCCGAGACCCTTCGCATACGTCTTCGCGGTCGCACCCATCGCGGTGATCTCGACCTGGTCATCGGTCGTGGAGACGGTCACCGTCTTCACATGGTCGGACAGGTCGGTGCCGTTCACGCTGCAGTACGCGTTCGTGAGGATCAGAACAGCCATCTACTTCTTGCCTCCCTTCGTGTCGGCCGGCTCGACCCATCCTGCGGCGACCACGGCACGTTCGACGTCATGACTGGGGAACTCGTGCTCGAACTCGGCGCCGGCCTTCTTGTCCCCAACGAGCCAGCCGATTTCTGCGTCGACCGCCTGCTGGAGCAGCCGCCATGTCTTCTCTGCCATCGGTGGCTCCTTTCTATGGTCCGGGGACAGCGACCGCGGCGACGGTCACCGAGGTCACGCCGGAGTAGGTGATCGTGCAGAGTCCGGTTGTGGGGTCCTGGTAGATCGCTGCGTTGATCGGGCCGATCCGCTTCGTCGTGCCGTTCGTCACCGAGACGGCCGTGCTCGTGTACGCGACGTTCGGGTACAGCGACACACCGGACGGGATCGCGAGCGTGACGGTGATCGGTGACCCGCCGCCGTTCACGACCTCGAGGTAGTTGTCGAGCGAACACGCCATCGCGTCGCCGCCGCCAGTGGCGGCGACGGGCGTGATGACGGTGCCCGCCCTGGTGATCACTTGGGTTGTTAGGGTCGCCAACTCATGCTCCTTTCGCGAGGATCTGGACTGTCCATGACGCCATCAGCGTCGGCGACCCGCCGCTGACGAGCTGCATGTACCCGGTCGAGTCGGTCACCTGGAGGGCCTCTGCGGCGCCGCCGAGTGTCCGGTCTGACTCGACCGCTTGCTTCACCGACATCGCCCCGTAGGGTGCGAGCAGTTGGTCGAGGTTCATCTGCGCGGCCTGGTCGGTGAACGCGCCCGCCAACGCCTGAATCGTGAAAGGGAGAGAGTCGAGGCCACGAACCATCGCGAGGTCATACGTGGCCGGTGCCGGGAACACCTGAATACACGGGTACGTCGGGTTCATCAGGACGTAGGCGCTGACCTGCCAGCCCTTGATCACGGCCAGGTTCGCGGCGAGCCCTTCACGGATCGCGCCTATCGGGTCAGATGCCATCAGCCGACGAACGGGCGAATGTAGGTCGCGATGGTCGGATGAACCTCGGGGTCGAACCGGACGATCCGCATCGCTACCCCGACGTCGGTGCCCGATGTGACGATCCCGAACGGCGCCTCACGTGTGCGCTTCACCAGCTTCGACGCGACGATCGCGGTCGCGGTCTGGATGTCCGGCGGCACAGAAGGCCACCCGAACTGGCCCGTGACCTTCACGCCCTTCTCGGTCGCGAACGGGAAGAACCTGCCGCTCTTCCAGCGCAGCCGGAGCTGCTCATACGGCCAGAACTTCGATGGCGCGTTGAGCGGCTCGAGGACGTAGTCGACGCCGTTCACCCACGTCTCTTCGTAGACGCCGTCGCCGTCACGGTCTACCGCGACACTTGCGGGCGCGGCTGGCATGTCGTCGATCAGCATCATCCTGGCGTCAGCGTCGGGCTGGTAGTACCGGACGCCCGTCGCGTCGGCGTCGAGGTAGAAGCGGCGGCCGGTCGCATTGTCGATCGCACGGGAGGCGGCGAGTGCTGCCAGCAGCAAATCCTGGTCGGCGAACGTGTAACCCGTCATCGACAGCGACGACTTCAACTGCTCGAGCTCGACATATGCGGGCGCGGTGGCCGGGACGTGGGAGCGGAACTCGATGAGCGCTTCCGCCATGTCCTGCGTGTTGCCGCCGCTCGTCGTGGTTACCTGCCACCAGACGAGGTACTGTCCGGCAGTGTCAACGTCGAGCGCCGCCCAGTCATACTTGACGGTGCCGGCGGGTGCTGAGACGACGGTCGCGGCAGCGTCAACCTTGAGCGTGCCGGAGCCTACGGCGCGCATCCTGAACCTGACGGTCTGGCCGGTCAGGTCGTGCGCGGTGCCGTCGTCGTTCAGGATCGTCTCGGTGATCGACGGGTTCCGATTCGTGGTGAAGAACAGCAGGCTCTCGGTCATCCGTTCCTCCTCGGGCCTGGCTGTCCGAACCCGTGGTCATCGAGGGTGCCACCGAACTCGTTTGCGGCCGGAGACCCGTCGAGGTCGGCGCTGTCGAGCGTGCCCTCGAACTCATTGGCGACTGGATCGGGCCGCTTGAAGAACTTGGCGAACGTCGTGACGACCCCGGTGAACACAGCCGACATGACGCCGGTGACCGTGACCGCTGTAGCGGTAAAGGTCTTCGCGATCGTCTTCGTGATCGTCGCGGTGACGGTGACGGTCTGCGTCAGCGCCTTCCCGGCCTGCCTGGTCATCGTCGCCGTCGCGACTACTGCCGTGGCGGTCAGCGCCTTCACGAACACGCGGATCGCCGTCATCGCCGCTGTGACTGCCACGGTGGTCGCGGTTAGCTTCTTCCCGGTCTGCTTGACCATCGATGCTGTGACGGCGACGGCCGTTGCGGTGAGGTGCTTTCCCGTCTGCCTGACCGTTGTGGCGGTGACGACTACCGCTGTGGCTGTGAGCGTCTTTAGGATCACCTTGATCCCGACGAGCGTCGCTGTGACCGCGACAGCCGTGGCGGCAAGAGCCTTGTTCGTCTGGCGGACAATCGACGCCGTGACGGCAACCGCGGTGGCCGTCAGCGCCTTGTTGACCTGCCGCGCAATCGTTCCGGTCACGGCTACGGCCGTCGCCGCCAGCGGCTTGTTCACCTGCCGCTGCATCGACCCCGTGACGACGACCGACGTGGCCGTCATAGACAGCGGCGTCGTCGAGCCGCCCGATCCCGACGTGTCGAGCTCGAGGATCGCGTTCGACCAGCGGCCCGTCAGCGACGTGCCCCACGCAACGGTGGTGAGGGTGGAACCGGAGTCGACACGGGCGTACTCGCCGCCAATCGTGGGTGTCGAGTAGCCGGTGTCGCCGCTCGCCGTCCACGCGCCCGATCCCGGCGGCGTCCCTGCCAGCCCTGTCCCGGAGCCGACGCCCTGGACGGCGCTGAATCCGACGTTAGTCGTCAGCATGGCGGACGGGAATGTGGCCGTCACAACGGCGCTCGCCCCGTTGTTCCCGGCAGACTGCTTCGCAGCAGTCGCGCCGGTCTTCGTCATCCCGGACACGCTGCACACGTGGACGATCGCGCCGGTGCTGGTGTTGCTCGTGTGGAATGTGACCGTGGTGGGCGTTGCGGCGCAGAGCGCGTTCGCGATGAAGATGGCGACGCCACCGCTGTTGTTGTCATTCG